CTGATTTGGTCAATCTGACTCATTTTGTCTTTCTGTATTTAGCCGTTTTCTTTTTAATACTTTTAGGTTGTGATACAAACTGTTTACCTTTAGCATTACCTTTTGCTTTAGCTGCGTTAGTAGCTTTTTTTTCAGCAGGACTTAGAGCTTTCCATGCTGCATCAGGTAAGTATCTTTTCTTTCCTTCACTTTTAGTACCATCAGAAGTTCTCCACTTCTGTTTGGTCCAAGCTTTTAAACTCTTTTGTGATTTAGCTAAAGCCATTACTTATAGCCTCCACCTTTTGCTTTATATTGTTTAGCCAACATCTGTGCTTTACGTGCTGACCATTGACCAGGTTTACCACCTTTACCACCTGCTTTAATTTTATTAAATAATGCTTTACGCATTGAAGGTTTAGTGTAGTTACCTGCTGAGTTAACTGTGCTTTTCTTTTTAGTAGCTACCATTTGACTTTATGACTCCAGTATCTAGCACTCATCTTATCTGGGCTAGAGTCCTGAGCATTGTGTCTAGCATAGTAAGATTTTTTACGTGCTTTGTCTTTTGCAGATGAAGGATTCTTACCTGCTCCCTTTACACCTTGTTGACCAAAGCGTATTAGTTTAGTCTTGTCACCTACCTTAGCTACTACCACATGAGACTTTTTAGGATGTGATGGAGTACGTTTAGGTTTATTGTAACCTGATACTCCTGCTCTAGCTAGTTTAGGATCTTTTGTAGTTGCCATGTAAACTCCTAGTTAGGTTTAGCGAGTTGTCCACCAAAGTAAAATTCTACAATCATGGTAGCCCACTGAAAGATTTCATCAAATTTGTAGAGACCTTTAATAGTATGAAAGGTTTCTCCACCACCAATACTAAATAAACCTAGAAAGTTAACTCCTTCTGATGTAGACTTAACAACAGTATCAACACCAAAGACTCCTGCTAATGGATATACAGCAACAAGAGCAAGTATAACTAATATAAGTATACGTCTATTCCAAGCAGCGAATGGAGACTCTTGCATTGACTGCTCACGAGCTTTATCTATTTGTTCTGCCTTAGCTGTAAACTGAGCCATCATCATCTTTTGTGTTTCATGAGCTTGTGCTGATTTAATTGCAGTTAGCTTAGCTATAAAGCCAAGGGCTATAGGTATTAAGTGTGTTAGTATTCCCATATTAGTTTCCTAGTGGATTAGTAGTAGACTTACGTAGTGCCTTCATCTCTGCACGTATGCCTTCTAAGTTAGCTTCAATTTCAGAACGTATACTAGTTAGTGTAGCTTCTACTTCTCTAATGTTACCATTAGATTCTGCTTCTACTACCTTAGCTAATGCTAAAGCATCACTAGCTTTTTCTTGTGTAATGATTGCACGTTCCATAATCTCTAGTATTCTGTTCTGTTGACTAGTTAATCTAAGATCTATTTCTTTAATCTTTGACTCATCATAAGACTCAATCACTGAAACCGTATCGTTGTAAAGGGTTATCCCCATGTAGCTGATACCACCTATGATTGGCAATACTGTTAAAACGATCCCCAATATCATCTGATTGGATAAGGTTAAAGAGAAGGTTTTGGTCTTTTGCGTAGTCATCCTGATATAGCCCTATAAAGTCATCGACTGGTTGTTCATAAATATTATTTAACTGTTCCAAAGTGTTTAACATTAGAACTACTCCGAACCCTGGAGCTACTTCTTCGTTCTTTTTTGTCTTTGGCGACTGAGGCTCTTGCGTTGATTCTACTTTCTCTTCTACTTCGACTGTAGGAATCGCTGCTTCCATCTGCACAGGATCCTTCTCTACAGTTACAGGATCTGTTTGTGTGTTGAGAACAGGTTCTGAGGTTCCTACCGATGTACTCAAAGGTGACGCAGGATTCAATGGACTCTCCACGCTTGTTGGATCTGCTGCTTTTAGGGTACATGATGTTGATATCATAGTCCAAGCTGATTGGACTGGATCCGAGTACGGAGTCGAGCATGTTGTAAGTCTTTGCTCTACTGATGATCCATGATACCCAGGTTCGCAATCTACTGTCCTTTCTTCAACAGATTCAATACACGTTGGGGGATTAGGGATACAACTTTCTGTCGTAGTTTGCCAATCAGTCCATGAATCTGAACTACACGTGTAGAAACGTGCTTGATTAATAATTCCACTTGTGTTTGGATCTGTGCAACTAATTGATCTTTGTTCTGTTTGATCCACGCAAGTAATGTATTGATTACAGATTGGATCTTCTGGCATATAACTAACACACCAATACTGAGAAATAGCAACGGATTCTTCAATGTCGTAGCAGTCAAGTGACTCTTCAACCATGTAACCATTCGTGTCAGGTGTGTACGTACAGTACCAAGCATAAGCATTACTCCATGTTAAGAGGAACAACCAAAACAAATTCCTTGCCATATAATTTAGTAAACCTTTCTGGATGTAAGTCATACCATGCAGATCTAGCTGCTACTCCCGTAGCTCCACCTATAGGACAAGGACTACCAGATAATTCCATAGCATTCCATACTTTAATATCTTCACACATTACAGATACGGCTGCTACCTTAAGACCTAAGTCATTTAAAACCTTGGCATATTTTCTACGTTGGCATCCATCATCCTCGACAGCAGTACCACCTGCTACAGATATAATACCACCAGATACAGCACCAGTTACTGGGACTACACATAAGTCTTGAGAGTATGCTGATATAGAAGGAGCTATAGCTGTAGGAACTGGCATACCACGTTGTTCAATAATAGTTCTAGTTTCAGCTTTAGCTGATGAAACTACAGTAAGTAAAGCACCAATAAGAGCTGCTAATATAGTCCAGATAAGTTTAGCTATCATACCTTCAATACGATCTAATCGTTTATGTATGGTAGCATAACGTTCTGCACATAGTTTTTCGTGGGCTACTAATTCTTCGTGTGGTGTCATATTGATATTAAATGATTACTCCGTCTTGTTGGTGATGCTACAAGGTGCATTGAATGGACAAATCCTATTAATGTTATTCTTTCATGTTCATAATTCATATTGTTTTGTGCATGAGGAATATCAGCATCAAACATTATAAGCCTATTAAATACATTCCCTATATCTAATGTTTTTTCATATATTTTATTATTTTCTTTTCTTGCTTCTTCAGATTCTTTAATGCCTTGATTATCTAAATGTTTATAAGCTGCTTCTTTTTTTTCTAATAAACCATCTGTTATTTTATCAACTACTTTTGTTTTGTATTCATTTTTTATTTGATAAAAACTTGTTCCTGAATCTAAAGGTGCATTAGGATTTAAATAGACTAAAAAAGTGCATTCAGCAGGATAATCTATATGAACCCATCCTTCACCAAATTGTGGTTGTATCTTTTGAAAATATAAACCAATCTTATAACCTTTTGTTACATCTTCTGCTGTTAGTCCAGTTACTTTGTCATATAAACCTAATGCTTTTAAACATATTGAATCATATAAATCATAATTAATTTTTGATAAACAATCAGTTCTAGCACCTGGATAGTTTTCATCATTTTCTGTATATTCTAGACTATTAGCATAATCTAGCATGTAATAAGGTTCTTTAAAAAAGTTATCTTGTATGATTGTCGGATATTTCACAAGTGTTATACCACCATAATATTATTGTATATCTATCATTATCTTTAACAGGTTTTACACCATGCCATACATGCTCACCATCAAAAAAAGTTATATCACCTTTTATAGGTTTATGTATATTATTTAAAGTATAAAACTCACCACCACTAAAATCATCATTAAGATAAATAACTGTATTGTAATCACACATACTTCTACCTGCTTCATCATGTACATGTGGTGTAGAAAATGAACCTATTTTCCATACTTGATATTGTATATCTTGACATTGTAAAGTTAAATTTAATTTAGATTCTATATGATCTTTAACTTTATTTACTATGTCATCTCGTTGTATAGATATACAATGTGTTAAGTTATCTAATGATTTATCGTTACTATCTTTTAATTTATTTATTGCATCTAATTTAAAAGTATCTAATTCTTCATTAGTAAATAAATTACTAAATACTTTTACTTCCATTGTTCTCCACCTGCCCAAAGAACTAAAGACTTTCTAATTCCTTTAGTAACAGGAGTTACTCTATGTAAAGTATAAGAAGGAAAGAACCATGCTCTTCCTTTTTTAGCTTCTAGTGTTTCATTATCTCTTGCAGTTTTAATCTGCAATAAACCACCTTCATATTCACTAGGATCAGATAACGCTAAAACCATTGTTAACTTTCTAGGCATGCCTCTGTCAATAGGTGACATATCTGTATGCCAGTCGTAATAGTCTTTATCTTCTGAATTGTATGTAGTTAATTGTGCAGCTTCTGCAAAATTAGTAACATTACATCTAAAAAATCTACTGTTAACTTCTACAAAAACTTCTGAAAGTATTTTGTATAACTCAGGATTTTTTTCAAATTTTAGCCACGATACTTTACTTTTTCTTATATCGTTGTCTACTTCACTTCTTTGTCCTGATGCACCTACAAGACCTGCTTGTTGTTCATTCCATTCTTCATGATTTAATAAATCATCTATTTGTTTAGATGTTAAAAAATCTTCCCAATAAGCACACCAATCATTTCCATAAGCATTCTTATGAGGCAGTATTATCATTTTATTTCCATTAACTCAGTTCTATTTTTTTTGTAAGAATAAACTTGTCTTTTTGTGTTATCGCCTGCTTGATCTGAATTATCACCATCAGCATAAACAAAATGTAAAAACACATGTCCTGAATAATATCCTTCTGGACCATTACATTCTTCTCGCCAATGTGGCTGTTCTATTCCATTATATAATAGACCATCACCCTCAGCTAAATCTACTCGGTGTCCATCTAAATAAATAGGATAAGCATAATGATGAGAGCGTCCTAACTGTATTGTTACGCTTACTTCACATGCCTCTCTGTCTACATGCTTTTCTAATTTTTCACCATTTTGATATAGCCTTGCATATGCATATGTAGGTATTAAAGGACGACCTACATGACCTTCAATTCTATCCCATAGTCTTTCTTGTAAAGTTTCAAAAATTACACTATGTTTAAAATTTGAAGTTTTGTTTGGATCTTCAGGTTCTAATGTTTCTTTTAAATCTATATTTCTTAAAAGAGCATGTGTAAAATATTGACAAAACTCTTTTGGTATCAAGTTTTTAATTATCATTAGTTTTTAGTTAATTTATGAACTACTCCATTATTTTTTATTACATTAACAGTTTTAGTAAGAGGGACATAGTTTAAAGGTTTTAAAGTTGTATTATTCATTACAACAGTTTCACCTTCAGTTACTAATAATCCTGAATTAGCTTCTGCATTTACAGCACCATCAGATACTTCAGTAATAGTATATTCATCTGCTGCATTTTTAGGAAGAATAATAACCCATGAGCATCCATCATTACCTACTGTATATGTTAATACTTTTTCATTTTTAAATTGACTTAAGTCTTGCCATTGTTTATAAGGTAAATTAATTGTTGTAGTTCCATTAGTAACACTTACAGAACCATCTACAAGATAAAATTGATTTTGTGTATTATTAGGTAATGTATTTGGATGTCTAACAACTTCACCTGGACTTGCATAACCAAAACAAACATTAAACTCTTTACATTCTATTGCATTAAATATTTTCATTACTCTGCCTCTGGAAGATGAATTTCATTAGTATAAGTAATTTCTGTGCTAGTAGATTGAACATCTGCTACATTATATTCAAAAGTTTGACCTACTAAAGCTTTCCAATTATTTTGCATAGTAGTATTTGCTTTAGCATCTTCTTTTTTCTTTTCTAAGTCAGCAAGAGCAATACCTTGTTCAGCAATTTTCTTTTTTAATTCTTCCATATCTGTAATGTCAGGATACATTTCAATAGGTTGAAATGCATAACTTTCATAATCATCAGGATTATTTGTAGCTGTTACATCTGATGCAAAAGAAATAATTACAGAATTATCTTCATCATTATAACTTTTTATTTTAAATTTAATTTTATTCATAATATTCCTTTAATTTAACTAACTCCACCTAATCGTGTTCCATTGGATACCCATGTTACATAAGGATTACCTGTCATGTAACGACCTGCTGTTCCTCCTACTCCTGCATGAACAGCACTGTTATGACTTCCATATTCTGGTGGTGAACCATTAGCACCTCTAGCACCTCCTGAACCTCCTGCACCACTATAATAACCACCTGGTCCGTTTTGTCTAGCACCACCTGCACCACCTGCTGTGGCTGTTCCACCTGAACCACCATTACTTGCAGGTTGATTAGTTGGTGAGTTATTACTTCCTGGTCCACCTGAGCCTGCATTTACACCTGCACCTCCACCACCACCATTTCCTGAAATAATTAATTGTCCTTGTGGTCCTCCAGATTTGGGCCAAAATCCTGTTGCACCATTTGTAGCAGCACTTGCAGCACCACCACCACCTGCTCCTGCTAAAGTTCCTGCGTTAGTAATGCTAACAGGTCTATTTACATATACAGCATTCCCACCTGTGCCTCCTGGAGCACCATTAAAAGCAGTAGTTCCTTGTCCACCATTACCACCACGACCTACAATAGTTCCGTTGTTAACAATAGAAATTGTATCACCTGCTGCAAAAGCATTAGGAACTGATAAAGCATAAGTACCTGTTGATGTAGAGCCTACTGTTACACCTGGATTAACTGTTAGTGTAACTGCTGTTGAACCTGCTGAATATCCAGGGTTAGCACTAACTATACTATACAAATCATAATTGTTTGTATTAGAAGTAATTGATAAAGCTAAAGCTACAACATTAGCAGAGCCATAAAAATTACCTAATGCTACTGTTCCTGATGTAGGTATAGCAGAGTTACCTGCACTGTCTGGGACTAATCCACCACCTCTATAAAACTCACTAACACTATGAGGAGCATCATCTCCAAACTCAGTCGCTATGTCTGTTAAATCAATTGGGGTTCCTGGTCCTGGGATAGCCATATTAAATAGTTCCGAATGCTGTTACATCACCGACAACAGTAAAGTTGCCACTCGAATCAAGTTTTGCTTTGTCTGTTCCTTGATATGCAAACTTAAGTACACCTGAAGATTCAGTTACTGTCCAATCACCTAAATCAACAGTAGTAGCATTTAATGTTGCTACTGTAGGACTAGATGTAGAATCAATTTGATCTGCACCTACTGCATCATCTGCAATTTTTGCAGCCGTTACTGCATCTGCATCTATTTGAGAAGCACCTACTGTATCTAAAGAAGCTAAGGCTCCTAAAGTACTTTCTACATAAGATGCAATTTGAGTACCAGTAACTTTCTTACTTGTACCTGCTTCGTTTATTTCAAACTCGTTAGCACCTGCTGCTGCTGAGGCTGCTGTTAAGTCTGATATTTTTACATTTGCCATAGTTTAATAACTCCTCTTCCAAGCTCCGTTAGTGTGTTTGTAAATTTTAATATTTCCTGTCCATGCTCCGTTGTGTTTAACATAAGGAACGAATGTTTTCCAAGTATCTTCATCATTGTAGTAAGGCTGACTTGTAAACAATGTCTTAGTTTGATCTGTTAAGATATGTCCTTCACCTGCATTACCAAAGCTATTAACACTTATCCTAGTATCACCTGCTTCTGTATGTCTAGTATCTCCATTTTCTAAGATACGAGTAAACTCTATAGCTCCTGTTTGGAATTTACCAAATAAAGTTTTTTCTGCTGCAGCTACTTGTGAACCTGTAGCACTTAATGGTGAGACTCCATATCTAATTCGTATACCATCAGCACTTTGTGTTCCTGATGCTGTCAATGCAGAGCCACCTAGTTTTGTAACTATAGCATCTGATGTTAATGTAGTAGAAGCATTTAAATCTACAACACCAAGTAAAGTTCCTGCACCTGCTGTAACCTTAGAACCTGTAGCTGATAGATCTGCAGATCCACCTGTTGTTAAACCACCTACACTTGCAACACTGCCTGTAGCAGAGAGAGTTATCTCTACTATATTAAAGCCTTCGGTTAATCGAGAGGACCCGTCTTCAGTGATTCGAAAATCACTACTCTCCGATATTCGATACCCGTTAGCCATTTATTTCCTTAAGCTAGTGTTAAGTCAATATTGCCAGTGTTGAACTGAAGTGTGTCTCCGTCTGCAATAGTCTTAGATGCTGACATAGCACCATGCCATAATAGGTTACCACCTGTAGATGCATCATGAATACCAATGTGAGTAATTGTACCCCAGTCACCACCAGAAGCAGTGAAGGTAACATTAGCTTCATTGTCTGTAGTACCACCAGTACCTGAGGCTGTACCCCATGTAGCTGATTGTCTTGAGTATCCACTACCTGATACTTCTGTACCACCACCTGAATCACTAGGTGCTGCTGTATATAGTCCAACGTACCATGCTGTAGGTCTAGTTACTGAGTCTGTTGTCATCAACCAGTTCAATAACAGATTCTCTGCGTGATCTGATAAAGCTGCCATTTATTTCTCCTGTTAAGTTATTTTAAACCAAATATCACCATCAGAGCCACCTGAAGGAGATGCTGTACTTATCGTAACACTCTGCGTGATACTTTGATAATTATTGTAAATAGTATTCATAGATGCAATATAATCTACACCATTAACAGTTAAAGCTGTAACTGCCATAGAACCTGCATTAAGAATATCATTACCATTTAAATCAAGATCATTGTTCATCTCATTGGCTTCGCCAGATGGATTGTCTCGATATAATACTTTGTCGTTAAATTCGTTTTCTATATCTTGAAACGAAGTGTTTAGTAATGATATAGAAGCATAACCTGATTGTATGTCGTTAAGTGTAAACTTAGCCATTCGTTATTCCTAAGGATATAAATATAGATTACCATTTGTTTCAGCATATAGCTTCATCAAGTCTGGTAATGATTTTAAAGTAGAAGTTAAATCAGTTTGTAATGCTGTACGTAAACCATCATTATATTGTGTAGGATAACCATTAGTTACACAATGAGCTATAAATCTATCATTTTCTGGAAATTTCATAATCATTATTTGTCTCCTACAACTTTAAGACCTATACGTTCTAGATCTGATTCAAATTCTTTTTTAAGTTTAGTATTGGCTTTAAGTTCTCTATCCACTTCTTCTTTAGAAGGTCTACCCCTCTTTTGAATATATCCTTTCTCTACGAGATACTTAGAAGCTTGTACTCCCTTCGCATCATTATCTCTCGATGCATGTATCAAAGCTTTAAGTCCATGAGCCTTGAGGCGAATGTCTAATTCATCTCTCCAACTCTGTATCATGTTCTTTAATTCAGGAATTGTATCATTAGCTAACTTATTCCAATGATCCCACGAGCCTAGATGCTCTAGAGCAAACTCATATTCAAATCCTGGTATGTGATCATATGACATATATATTTTCTTTAGAGACTTATACTCTACACCATCACGTTCTATGTCCTCATCCTTAGTCGTAAAGACAGGAGGATACTTGATAGTATCCACCCCATGCCTTAGTTCCCAGAATAGGGATTGAGTGCGATAACGACCTACGTCGTCTTTGTATGAAGGTTTAGTCATATATGAAAATTTATTACTCTCTTACATAAATATTATAACACAAAAGAGGATCCTTGTCAAGTACTTTTTTTCAAGACATAGGTATCCTCTTCAGCATATTTGTCAGTTATCAGTGAACAGTTAACATTGACTAATTAACTATTAACTAATTAACTTTGTTAATACAAATATTTTAGCATATTTATTTAGAAAAGTCAAGTAATATTTGATTTATTTTACTTATCAAAGAACACTACCTCTATAGTACCTACAGGTATGCGAGAGGTCGCACTTGCCTCGAGCACCAATTTTAGTTTCATTCCCCCATATCAATAATTTCTATGAGATATTTTTTTCTTGTAATGCATATTGTATACAGTGGGGGTAGTTCCCCCTTGGGTGGGGGAGTGATATGCTGATAAATTAAACTTATCACATACTCTTTTGTAACTTGTATTACAATTATTAACAGTATCACACTAGTAACTTATTGATTAATAAAAGAAACAGTATTACTTAGGGTAGTAATATATTATTCATCACAATATCTACGTTATCACAAGTCGTAACACAGTCACATTACTTGTTACGTATCACTTCGTGATAAGTAAAACTAATCGTGACAATGTTCCTTTGTTGTGACTAACTGATATTGCATGATGAATTATTATCATGTTATAATTTAATTTTAAGGAGATAATTATGTCAATTTCTTATACACATGAGTTCGTTGAGTTAATCAATAAAGAAACTAACCATTCGGTCATTGTAAGAGAGTTCACTGATTTTTACTTTGATCATGGGTATCGTTTCTTGAGATATGTGCCATGTCATGAGGTGGACATCTTCGAGGTAGATGAACGAGAAGATAGACTTTCAACATGGTTACTTAAAAATAGTTCCTCTGATCCAATGGTATACAAAGAGGTTATTTGGGAAACCAGTGGCACAAGTGAAGGATACTACTATCAAGAACCAGAGATATATTAATTCGAACAAACCCTTCTTTCTCTTGCGAGAAGGGTTTCTTCTCATTTAATTTCATTTATTTAATATAATTAGGAGAAATAATTATGGCAACATCAA